ATTCAGTCTGTTGTTCCAGTAATGATAATGATGTGTAGTATTCCAGGTTGTCAATTCGTTTCTCAAGTTTACCAATATCACGCATTGTATATCGTTTGTTATCAATCTTGTTTACCTGTACACTACTAACCTCAGTTGAGAAAGTGTAGGGTTCAATTGATAGATCATACAATACCATTGATAGTGATGGATCCTCTGGTAGACCAGGATTCAATGCCGAGATACCGGTAACATCCGAGAATACTCCGGCAAAGGTCAATACAATTTTATCTCTGCGTGCCAAGTAATAGGTAAAGTCAGATCTAACATCAATACCACGTTTTGGCATTAGAGTTGTGGAGGATCCAGTGCCACTGAATAACACACCGGCATCTGCAATCCTTGGTCTAAAGTCAATACCATCACGCAATTCTGGTGTGATGTCTTCATATCTAACATCTGCTGGATATGAATTTACTGTGAAGTAATCACCTGGCCCGTGGTCAAAATATTCAAACGACACCTCAACTGGGGCTTCAGGGGCATTGAATGACGGGATAAGAAGTAATCTACCAATATCGTAATGAGAATCTCGATGACCATTATCTATTCTATACCGATCACTAATATCAATAGAGTAGGTTGCTCCCGGTGTTATGAAATCTCCAGATTTCATTCTAATACCAGTTACCTTTATTATATCTGCTTTACCCAACGATAGAATTGATTTTGTTGCTGCATCTAAAGTATCAAATACGACCGGCGTGGCAACAATTCTAGTTTTTGTTTTTTCGGTTGAATTACTACCTTGGCAATTAATAGCAGCTGAAACAGTATAGGTTCCAGATGCGATATATACCATAATAGTTGACGTATTAATCCCTGTTATATTGGTTTCCTTTACGATACTCCCACTAGCATCAGTAAAAAGATAATTATCTGCATCGGCGTAAGAAGCAAATATTCCTTTCTGGGTTGTAATGGACATTACTCCGCCAGTGCTAACCTTTCCTGTAAATCTTTCTGTTACTGTGTATGTTGTATCATTAGTGTTGCTCGTAGAGCGCATAGATTTGATAGCATAGTTTGGGAATGGAAATATCAATCCGCTATTCTGCGGTTCCTTCACTTCCGTCGTTGCTAATTTAATGGCAAGCCCTGTGGTAGAAATCGCAGCACTAATAGTAAGAGTATTCTGAGCAGTTAGTGTTTCAATCCGACGGAGATCCGTTCCAAGGTAGATATAATCACCCTCAGATAGGTCTGTTTGGAATGATGTTCCCTGGCCAGTTATGGTCGGTACATTTCCCGGGAAGGAGTAGGTATATGTTCCAGTGATATTTGTTACCACTGGAGATATGTCTGCAGAAAACCCACCGACGAATAATCCCTTTACATCTCTATTGAAATCAGATCCCGAATTTATATTGACATCAAACACAAATAGTTTATATACGGCAGTAGGATTACCATTAGTTCCATTATCTAATTCTATACCTCTAATTTTACAGGTTCCAATTAAATTTGCCGATGCAGGAGCTGCCCCACGAGTGCTAGTCATCCTATCATATAAGTTGACTGTTGCGAATGTATCAAATTCGGGAATCCCAAATAAATTGGTCACCAACATATAGTTACCAACTGTGGCCGAGATAACAGCATTATCGACCTGCACAAAATCTCTAGATTTATTAATTGTCACGTATTCTTTGGCGATTTTCTCAACTTCATACCCATAAATATATGCCTTGCCTGGTTCAAGACCAATTGCAAGTTTAGATGAATTACCATCCATATATATGCCGCGATTGTATGACGGAGTTTCATTATATTCCCATTTCACTCCGGTGCTGCTGTCTCCATCATATGCGTCTGGATCCCCAGAAAGATGACTAGGAGGAATAGATATTGATGTATTAGATATCTTTGCTACGTATGTATTGCCTGCAGAAGTTACGATATCCCCGATTAAATATGGGGTTTCAGGATTCCACATTCCTCTATTATTATTTCTATGTTCCCGAACATCAATTGTGAAATCGGAAATAGTATAATTACCAGATTCGTCGTATGTACGTCTAGCGAGGGTCTTTTCAAGTTCTGAATACGCAGTTGCTTCAATTTGTCGACTTAAAGTTCCTTCTGTAACTCGTAATAGTTCAATAAAGTTATCATCATTTTGATTCGTCAAGGATAATTTAGATAAAATTAAATCAATATAATACCTATGTGCACCTGGCGCGGCGTAGTTATAACTTCCTTGGGCATTATCTAAAAGAGTGTCATCATCCTCTGGAGTCATAGCATATTCATCAACCGTTAATCCAACTCTATATGTTGGATTATTTGTATACTTGTCTAGTAATAGAGTTTGTGTGTCACAAAGTACGTAATGTCCATTTACATAATATACGCCGCGCTCTATGGAAGCAGAAGATCCAACACCAATTGCATCTAATGCTAATGTGTTTACAGAACCAACTCCAATCGATGTGAGTATTTCGCTATTTGCAAATACTTTGCTGGTTCCAGATGCCCCAGAATTAGTGTAACGAACATATAACGTGGCTGGGTCATCTTGAGTGGCAAGTTCCACTTTTAACACAAGAGCAGTAACACCAGTTGAACTTCCTGTTATAACCTTTCCCTCAAATTTTGCTACGTAAGACCCGATATTCTGCGCCAGATACGTAGGTTGAATCTTCACATAATGATACTCTGTATCCAATGAAATCTGACCAGGAATAACCATGGCACCTTGCTTGAATATATGGTCGCCATTTCGTTTGATCTGATTCTGTAAAATTGTTTGCAGTTGGGTCAGTTCCCGTGCCTGCAATGCCATTCCAGGTCTAAAAAGAAGTTGATAAAACTTCTTATTCTCGTCGAAATCGTCGTTATATGGTTCACTGTTAAAATCAATCATTTTGTGCGTTCTTTAAAATAGTTGTTATATTTACTAGAATTTCAATACGGTTCTTATTGATACGAGTTGAGTTGCACTCGGAGTGAATGCAACTTTATTATCAATATATAGTAAATCTCCTGAGTATTTATCTATAGTTGGAGCAGTGACTGTTATTGCAACTAACACGATTCCATCAATATTTCGCAAAGCCGAGTTTTCCACAAGCTCACCGTTATCCAAAGATTGCAGTAATAATGTTGTACCCGCATTAGAAACAATTCTGAATCTAGATTGAGATGGTAACCCTAGATTGAGATATAGTAAAGAATCAATAGGGAATATGTTTGTATTTATTATTTGGTCACAAGTAATTGCCCAACATGCAGAAGCTGAAGCAGAATTGAAAGTATATGTGGTACCATATTGTCTTGGATTCTTGATTATACCCAATTGCCGATAATCGTTATTTACAGTAAACCCTTGATTTTTATCTGCGGAAATATTTGAATAAAACATTAATGTTCTTGCAAATAAATTATTCAGTGCTTCTTTACCATGTCCACCGTAAGGTGATATAATAACTCTCAAAGTTGCGCCATATCCAGTTCCAGATATAGTTGCGGATGCTATCGTATATCCTTCTCCGTAATTAGTAATGTTTATTTTATGAATTACACCACCTTTAATGACCGCAGTTGCAGTTGCTCCGGTACCATCTCCGGAAATAGTCACGGTTGGAGTTCCGGTGTAACTATACCCACCAGATATGACTGGTATATTACATATACTACCACTCACTGTAAGTAGTTCAATATTTGATTGTAGTGTATTCGCATCACCAGAAGATAATTGAGAGGTGACCACTGCACCCGTCCCATCTCCAGATACAAATAAGTTTGCGTATGTATATCCAATTCCACCATCATCTATTTGTACATGTGAAATTTTACCATTTTCTACAATTGGAATTAGTATTGCTTGCGAATCAACGGAACGAAAACTTGCTGAAGCAAGAGTCCAACCCCATCTTAACTTTGCTGTTCCGTTTATCACAGAAGGTCTAGCAGTGCCAGTTGTTCCACCGCCAATTCCAGTAGCAGTAAAAATTACACCAGTAGTATTAGAAGATGCACCAATTAATGTAAAGTTAGTATTTCCAGGCAATAATATAGTGTATTGTGTGCCTATAACAAAGCTTCCTGTTGTTACGATATCTGCTTCATGTGTGGGTGGGGTTGAAGTAGAAAGCACACCACCAGATGTTACGACATATGCATTTTGTCCATATGTTATTTTATTGCCTGGAGAAACTAAATTAGATAATTCCCAGGTTGATGTATCGTTACTTAAAATAGTAACATTGGGGTTGGTACTATATCCAGCACCGCATTTAAGGGTACAATATGCAGCTGCTGAGAGTCCGTCATAACGAAGAACTGGATGACCAGCAGCACTAGAATTAAAAGTAGATTCAGTTGCTCCGCTGGTACCAGATGACATTACAGTATATAGACCTGCTCCACGAGATATTTGAATTCCAGCAGCAAAAAAAGTTGATACTGCCCATCGAGTCCCAATGGTTATAGTTGGAACAGACGTATAACCAGTACCAGAATCGGTCACAATTATTCTTGATATGGTTGAATTGACCATAATAGCAAATCCAGCTGCGCCAGTTCCTCCTCCGCCAGAGAACGACACTAGTGGAGTGGATGTGTATCCCATTCCAAATGTTAACATAGAAACTTCTCTAATATTTTTATCAACTACCAATGCATTAATTGATCCGCCAATTTGCGTTGCAGTTGCAGTTGCAGTCGTACCAATATATTTCAATAACGTATTACCGTTAGAAACAGATCCATATTTATGCATTGGAGGCAACGAACCTAATCGTCCTGACACTGAAACTTCGTATATATTTCTTAGATGCGAATATTTTTGTCCAGAAATAACAACTATTCCGGAAGTCCATGGTTGCACATTGGCAAATGGAGGATCTATAGTAACAATTGGAGAAGTATAGTTAGATCCAGACAGATCAATGACAAGATCTTCGAGATATATAGGATTATCTTCGAGATGACCATTTCCAAGAACAGCAATTGATGCTCCAGTATATCCAGTGCCTTCTTGAGCAACCCTGGCAACTTGTATATTTCCATTTGAATAAAATTGGTCTTGAATTGATGTAACCACTGGCATATTGACCGGAGTCAAAAATTTATTTCTAAGACCAATTGGAACATTATACATAAACTTCCAAACATATCCATCCAATAATTGCTTCGGCATAAAATCAACATCAGTTGGTTTGACAGTAGATTTTGAATTGTTATTATTATCTAAACAAATATACACGTTATAATCGTCAGTTAATACATAAAATTCACAATCTTCTAGTTTTTGATTCCCTGATTTTTGACCAATTGCTATAACTGATTCTGCCGAGGCCAACTCCAATCCTACACCTTGTGGTCCTGCAATAATAACAGTTGGAGGGTTTGTATATCCAATCCCTCCATTAGTTAATTCTATTCTAATTATTCGATTATCGCCCATTATAGCAGTTGCAGCTGCTCCAGTTCCACCTCCATCTCTAACTTCTACATACTGTAATGATATAGATCCGTTAATTTGTGTACCAGAGGTATGAGTCGGTATCACTACAGAAGAAGTTCCAGCAACAGTTACTATATAATAATTGTCTTGGGTCTTTAAAAAATCACCTACGCTATAAACTTGCGCACCCATAAAATTGACACTACCTATAGATCCAATGTAAACATTTGGGGTTGCGGTAAATTCACTTCCTCCTCTAATTAAATTTATTCCCTTCAACTTGGTATCGTATTGGTCATCATACTGATCATAGATAGTTCCAGATTGCCAATCGTATCTAGGAACTACAAATGATACATCAGATGGCGTTATTTCTTTCGCTGTTATCATCTCTCCTCTAGTAAATCGATCATAATTTGCATTATCGACCGGAACTGGTGGTGATGCTTCGGTATCCCACGATAGTGTTCTACCAAGAAAATAGTAATATCGACCACTACGATTAGTGATCTCCTTATATATACCTTCCGCGATTGAATTGCGGAAGATAGTTTTTATGAGAGTTGAACTAGACATTTATATTAACTTACTGTGATTGCCCAAGTGATTGCAATTGAATCTCCGGATTCTTTGTTGACAACTGGAAATACTGTATGGCAAAGCATAGTGCCAGCAACGCTATCATTGAAAATCCCGGCTTCTGTTACTGCGCCAGTTCCTTGTCCGCCTGAAAATGAAGCAACTGCAGTTACGACATTGCTCGCCGCACTGAAGGTTGCTGTATTACGGAAAAGATTTGTTTCCATAACTGTGTTGCCAACTCCAACTGCAGTAGTTCCCGATCCAATAGCCATATGTGACATAATAGGTGTACTGGATGAAGCCATACGTGATGCAATATATGCCTTTCCTGCAGTTACAACCAAGTTTTTTGCCACACGTGTATCTTTAATTTGACCATCAGAACCTGTAACAACGATAGTTAATTCACCTTTCATTTCTAGATCTTCATTCAATTTCATGTTATTCTCCTATGTTAAAATGCCGTTTTGCCTACCATATAATCTCCTCCGCCATCATCAGCGAAAGTTGACATATCTTCTAAATACTTATTTTTGTATAATATCCCACTATCAATTATGTCCTGTACATCATATTTATACTTAGAAAAAACAAATTGGTTAGAATCTGTAGATTCCAAAGTTTCTGTTAGATCCTTGTTTAAAATATATAATGAGTTATCTCCTAGAGGTAACGTATCTACAAACCCTTTATTGATGGAGAAAATTTGATTATCTCCGGCAATTGCCAAGTCTAAGTCAAGAACAGGAGCCGAGTCCGTTAAAGTCTTAGAAAAATTTAAAATTCGATTATTGTCTGTAGTAGATAATGTTTCTAATAATCTCTTGGTTGTAAATTTATCTCGGGCATCAGATGTAAGTAATCCTTCAATGAATGGTGCCTTATTCATAACAAGTTGTTTAGATTCAGATGCAATCGTAGTTTCTAATAGCAGTTTTCCAACTACAAATGGAAGGCGAACATCATCAATTATCTGAGTTTCCACTAATCTTTTCCCAACGGATTTCAGTAGGAGAGAGTCCGACATAGTATATGCGTCTTGTAGTTTCTTTTCAAATTCATATTTGTCACTATCGGCCGCCACCATTATTTCGATTAATTGTTTTCCAAAATTTATCAATTTAGATTCTATTACGGTAGAAGTTTCTGAGAATACCTTATCTGTTAAGTTTGTTATTTCCTCTGAATTAGATACAGACTCTACAAGTTTTTTGTTATTTGAAATACGTAAGTTATCTGGTGTAGTGAAAGAATCTGGTAGGAATAATGACCTAAAGATAGTTATCCCACTATCTACCATAGTCGCACTGTCTAGTAAGGATTTTACGAATTCAAATTGTTTGTCTTCAATCGCAAACGTAGTATCTGCCAAAGACTTTTCTACCGATTTTGAATTCAAATCACTGATCAAGTTCAATACATCGACCAATAATTTAGTGAAGGATAATAGAGGTCTACTATCCCCCATAGTAAACGAATCTGCCAATGCCCCACCAAGACCCAATGAGTATAGATATCCAACCGTCATCGATTCTTGGATAGTTACCATATCGTCGGTAAATATTAGTAAAGATTGTACGAGTATTTGTAGATCTTTGGATAGATCTACGTCATTTTGGATGTAATATTCTCCGAATAACGCTGTCCCAGCGGGGTGTAGTAACATCTTTAATGCAGATTTATATGTTTCTAATTTCTCTTCTGCTCGAATTACATATGAATATATTTGATAAAATTCATTTTGAATGTATATGCTATCGTCCAAAAATCCATTGTTGGTTGTCCAATATCCAGGGTATTTTGAAACGCTACCAATATATACTTCCATCCATGCTATAGATTCTAACTCTTCTGCGACGATTTTAGTATTATCGTCGCGAAAGGTTCTCACCAACTCACCGGCATATGAGAATCCTATGGCAGGATTATCAACATGGTCTGGATCAACGTTGTAATCGAAGTTATTAATAATACCAAATTCTAGATACCCTGGAAGGGTATCTCTAACCCCTATATCTTTATTTGCTATTATGCCTGGAATTTTGATATCGAATAATGGAATTTCCAAATTCTTCAATTGATCAAATTTGGAAATAAATTTGTAGGTAAAATCGTTTAATAATTTCTCAGACAGACCATAATTTATAATTTCTGCTGATATTATTTGCCCTACATTATTCACCTTAGTAATTTTAAATATAGTTCCCGAATCCAGAATTTCGTAGATTTCACCTGCCCTGAAATTTAAACCCTTATGGACAATCTTCATCGACGAAATTGTCGGTACAATTCTAGCAACAAAAATGCCACCATATTTTACCTGGTCGTTTATTTGTATAGTGCTATATACTTTCAAATTTACTACAAGTTCATATACTTCTCTATCATCGATAATTGCGTCAAGTTTTTTATATGATTCCACGAACGGCTTAATGCTACCATTAGAGGTCACAATTTCAATTTGTTTGTTTAAAATATCTAATGGATCACCACTAACCACCCCAATGAATATAGATATTTTTTGTTTCCATCTGCCGTCCGACAATCTAAGTATCTGCTCAGATGGATATCCTATCTCAATTTCTGTGTCAAATAACAACCTAAAGAGTGTCCTAATTGCTTCCTCGGTTCCCTTTGCCTGGTGGACGGATTTTATATTAGATAAAACGAATCTTTCATTGGATAAAATATTTGGTATATTTGACGCATACTCCCTTTTGAAGTATTTAATATACTCTTCTAAAGTAGTGTCTAGATCTCGAATCGTCTTTAGATCACTTCCTTGATTATTTTCTAGAAATTCATAATACGCTTTCACGAAGGTCACAAACGTCCCATAGTCTTCCCGCATGAAACCGGGAAATTGACTTTCTACGATTGCAGATATTTTTACTTTATCTATCATGAACGACTTGATGAGAATATATAATTTTGTCCAGCTCGCATATCGCCTTTAGACGTATTATCGGATATCACGCGTATAGTTAACCTTTGTGGGTTAATTCTGGCGATTTGGTGAAATGCAGACACAACGTCGTTCGATTGAGGTTTAATTACAACCTCTAACATATCTCCAGTGAAGGATATGATATTCAATCTTTGTATGGAGATATAACCTAACAAATAATTAACAGTTCCTATGCTAGGATTTGCTATACTATGCGCACCAGTTTCATCAATTCTAATTAATTGCATTTTTCCCAACCCGTCATCCTGTAAGAAATGTAGATCTATACTATCTTTGATATAGAAATTAGTTGAGACGACTGCCAACTCTGAGACATTTTCTGTATAGATTGGGTTGATTATGTTTATGATATATTGAGCTGACGTATTATACTTGGGTTTTAATTCAACATGTAATTTCAATGTTGTGATATTATTGACAATGCTCGGTTCAGATGCGTCAATCATACGACTAAGTTTTGAAAAACGAAAAACTCCATCAAATTTCTGTAAATCAGTTTCGTTGTAATTTAATATGGTAGATGACACTAAACTACCCAATTCATCAATAGACCGCGCAGTGTCTCTATCGTTATAATAGACTGTAACATTTAATGATATGTTAATGTATTCTGGGTCAATAAGTTCAGGAGTAATCGACACCACATTTCTTGTAGATAATATGTCATGTATAATTTCTTTACGCTGCGCAGGAGATAGTATATCACCTCCCCTTGGTTTAATACAAAGAAATGCCTTTCCATATATGGGAGGTATATTATCTTCCCCACCCCAAACGGAAACAGTTTGTGCCTCTGGAAATTTATTATAGATCAATGATTGATAGTCTTCTGCAGTGACTGCTCTATTTTGTGCGGTGTATGCCTTGGGTGCATTAAACTTGATACTGGCAATACTTTCAATATCGGCACCCTTGTATGCGGCATTCTTAAGAGTTACAGTTGCACCACCATTCAATAAGGTTGGTCCGGTATAGGTAAACTGTTTGGCACCATTTGTGGTGGCAGCATTGGTCACGAAAT